ATCGCCCATACCAGGTCGCGCACATGCTCCAGCCAGTCATTCTCCGGAAACTTCGTCACAATCTCAATCACCAGTTTGTCCTTCTCAAAACGTACCATCTCTCAACCCTCCATACCGTTAAAGTCAATAATCCCGTCCGTCACATCATGCCCGGTCTCATGCGAACCTGCCGTTCTGCGCCCCTCCGGGCGCAGAACCACTTCGGGGCAGGCCGAGCCTGCGGCGCTTGCGCCCTTTCGCAGCGGGTCGCACCCGCCGCTTGCGCCCGCTTCGGTGCCGCGCGACGCGGCCTGCGTCTCTGCGGGCGCAGCCCCATTCGCAGCGGGGCGACCCCGCCGCATGTCGGCCTCATGCGAACCGGCCCGGTTCTGCGGCTCTCGAGCCGTAGAACCCATTCGCAGCGGGGCGACCCCGCACATGAAATCGAGGCGCAGTTCCTCCACCTGTTCCGCCCGTCGTGCCGCGCTCCGCACCACGCGCATGCGCCCCGCGGCGCGGTTCTCTGTCGCGTACTCCACCAACAGGCACAGCACCCCGTAACCCGGTTTGCGCCCCGCCAATACCTCACGCACATGGGCCACGCCCACGCCCGCCAGCTCAGCCACGGCCGCCTCGTCCTCCTTCAATACCCACCGCCGCAGCTCAGCGTAAAACTCACCCAGCTCCGCGCTCCGCTCACGAGGAATAGGCAAACGCCCCGCTGCGCTCCGGCCGCAGCCGGCAGCCCGGTCTGCGCCCGGAGCTGCGCCGATGTTGAAACTGCCCGTCCTGCGTATCTCCGGCAATACCTCCATCGTCACCCAGCGGCGGAACCTGCGCGCCTCCGGCTTCCGGCTCTGGAACACCAGGTGATACAAGCCGCTCTCCGAAACCGCTGACATCCTTTGCGTTCCACCAAGGGGGTCGGTAATACCGACCCCCCACCTTTCATCGTCGTCAAGGCGCGAGACAGCGTCCTTGTGGTTGCTTATCCCCAACACCTTGCACACGTCCTTCGCCACGAACCATGTCTGGCCGTTCATCACTCTCACCCTGACAGGGGTGTTTTCTCCATAGTTGAATACTTGTACCGATTCAACCATCTTTGCATTGTTCTTTTTCATTATTTGTTGAATTTTTTAGCATGAGGCACAAAAAATAGCGGTGCGCCACTACCCGCTGCTAAGCCTATTCAACGAGGGCTGGCAAGGCCATTACAACCGTGCCACGGGGTTGGCGCACCGCAATATAA